AAATCCCTGCATTTCCACCGCTCGGGACCGGGTGGGAAGTCAAATTTTTTCGTGCGGGAGTTTTAGGGGAGGGGGGGTACCCCTGCAGACGTCTGCATGCTGGTAGTTAGAGGTTCAATCGATGCGCAGCACCTGAGGGTGTTCTAAGGGGCTGCATAATCATCGAGCACACGCAATGCCGTGACTGGAAATGCGGAGAATGGGTTAGTCGCCATTCCTTGACTGGTAGCCAGCTGCGCATCGATTGAAGTTCTAGCCAACCGCCTCCGGGCGGTTTTTCTTTTTCTGGAGTCGCACATGGGATCACGAGGACCGCAGCCGCAGTCGGCTACCGTGCATCTGCTGCGCGGTAACCCCAGCAAGAAGCCCCTGCAGGATCTGTTCGACGAGTTCAAGCCCGAGGTCGAGATCCCCGACGCCCCCAGCTGGATCTGGGCCGAGGCGAAGAAGGAATGGAAGCGCATCACGCCCGAGCTGGAGAAGTACGGCCTGATCTCGAAGCTGGATCGTTCTGCCCTGGTGCTGTACTGCCAGGCCTGGGCCGAGTACGTGTGGCACAAGCAGATGCTGACCCGGGCCAAGAACGAAGCCGCCCGCAAGCGCAAGGAAGCCGAAGATCGCGGCGAGACCTACACCGGCGGTGATGGCGTCATGGTGCCCACGCCCAATGGCGGCTTCACCTATTCGCACCACTGGGTTGGCTCTCGCCACGCCTCCCGCGAAGTCAAGATGTACCTGGATATGTTCGGGCTGCACCCTGCAGCTCGTTCCCGGGTTAAGCCCTCCGATAACCGCCAGGCTGGCCTGTTCCAGGAAGCCGGCGACGACAGTTGGAATCTGTAATGCAGGAATCCGTCACTCCCTTCGCCGACCGCGCCACGCAGTACGCGCGCGATGTCGTCGGGGGGCGTGTTGCGTCCTGCAAGTGGCATCGACTCGCCTGCCAGCGCCACCTCAACGACCTGGCCCGGTCCACTGTCGGCAATTGGCCCTACGCCTGGAACCCCGAGCTGACCGACGCCACCGGAAAGCAGTACTTCCCTGCCGAGCGGATCTGCCGCTTCGTCGAGAACATGCCCCACATCAAGGGTGACTGGGCCGGCCGTGGCCAGCTCATCAGCCTGGAGAACTGGCAGGTATTCATCCTTGCCAGCATCTTTGGCTGGATCAATGTGACCACGCTCAAGCGCCGCTTCCGCATTGCTGACGTCATCGTCCCGCGCAAAAACGCCAAGAGCACCCTGGCTGCTGGGATCGGACTTTACATGCTGGGCGTCGATGGCGAGTTCGGCGCCGAGGTGTATTCCGGTGCCACCTCCCAAGACCAGGCCATGGAAGTGTTCCGCCCCGCGGCCCTGATGGCTCGCGCAACGCCCATGTACCGGCAGAAGTTCGGCGTCACGGTCAACGCCTCCAACCTCTCCATCGTCGAAACCAACAGCAAGTTCGAGCCCGTCATCGGCAAGCCTGGCGACGGTGCCTCGCCCAGCTGCGCCATCGTCGATGAATATCACGAGCACAAGACCACCGAGCTGTACGACACCATGCAAACCGGCATGGGTGCCCGCAGCCAGCCGCTCATGCTAGTGATCACCACCGCTGGCGCCAACATTTCCGGCCCGTGCTACATGCACCAGGCCGAGCTGCACAAGATCCTCGAGGGCACCATCGAGAACGACCAGCGCTTCGGCATCGTCTTCACCATCGACGAAGACGACGACTGGACAAGCGAGACGTCCCTCATCAAGGCCAACCCCAACTACGGCGTCTCCGTCGATGCCGAGTTCCTCAAGGCCCAGCAGCGCATGGCCCAGGAAGACCCCCGCAAGCAGAGCGTCTTCAAGACCAAGCACCTTAACGTCTGGGTTGCTGCCGCATCGCCCTGGCTCAACCTGCACAACCTGCAGCGCGGTGGCGATTCAAGCCTCACCCTCGAAACCTTCCGCGGCGAGTCGGCCACGGTCGGCCTTGACCTGGCGTCGAAGCAGGACATTGCCAGCATGGTCTGGGAGTTCAAGCGCAACGTCGATGGCCTGGATCACTACTACGTCATCAGTCGCAACTACATCCCCGAGGCTGCCCTGGAAAAACCGGAAAATGGCCACTACCAGGCATGGGTGCATACCGGCCATCTGATCGTCACCCCAGGCAACATGATCGACCTCAGCCAGATCGAGGAAGATCTGCTGGCCAGCGCCGAGATCGTCCACCTCGCCGAAGTCGCCAAAGATCCCTGGGGCGGTCAGCAGCTGGGCGCCAACCTGCAAAATCAAGGTCTGGAAGTCATCGACATCCCTCAGCAGGTCCGCTACCTCTCCGACCCGATGAAAGACATCCAGGCGCTGGTGGACGGAGACCGCTTCCACCATGACGCCAACCCCTGCTACGTATGGCAGATGAGCAACGTCGAGTGCAAGCCAGACCGCAACGAAAACATCTTCCCTCGCAAGCTGCAGCCCCAGAACAAGATCGATTCCGCCGTGGCCACCATCGTGGCCCATGGCCGTGCCATGGTCGGCAGCGACGGTGATGTCATCGGCAGTGATTACGAACTCATGGTGATCTGATGAACCGCCTTTCCTACAACCTTTCGCTGCTCGTCGCCCTGGTGCTGATCGGCGCAGGAAGCGCTGGCCAGTGGGGCTGGTCTGTTGCCGCCATCGTCCTGGGCTTCCTGATCATTGCGCTCACCTTCGCCGGCATCCGGCTGACGATGCCGCGCAACAAGGAATAACGCATGTTCCTCACCGCACCCAGCGCAAATTCCGACCGGTCTCCCTTCGGCGACTTCTGGTTTGAGCCCGTTGCCGTCCGCACCATGAGCGGCGCTCGTGTCAATGCCGATACCGCCATGCGGTTGTCTGCAGTATTCCGTGCCGTCTGGCTGCTGTCTGGCCACATTGCCCTTCTGCCGATCACCCTCAAAAAGCGCGGGGCCCTCAAAAAGATCGACAAGCATCCTCTGCTCTCCCTGTTCCGCAAGCCAAACGCCTGGCAGAACGGCATGGAGTGGCGCCAGATGTTGCAAGGCCACCTCATGCTGCGGGGCAATGCCTACAACGAGATCATCGACAACGCCCGTGGCGAGATCACGGCCCTAATGCCGTTGCATCCTGATCGCGTCAAAGTCGAAATGAATCCGGGTAGCACCGACTATCGCTATCGAGTGACCAATCAAGACGGCACCGAACGCATCCTGGCGCGTGGCCAGGTGTGGCACCTGCGCGGCCTCATGAGCAATGGCATCGTCGGCCTATCCGTCATCGAATGCGCCCGTGAATCCATGGGCCTCGGCCTCGCTGCTCAGGAGTACGGCGCCCGCTTCTTCGCCAACGATGCCAAGCCCACCGGGGGATGGATCAAGTATCCAGGCAAGTTCGCCGACAAGACAGCGCGCCAGATCTTCCGTGAGTCCGTCCAGCAAGCCCAAAGCGATGCCAACCGCGGCAAGATCATGGTGCTTGACAACAACATGGAATACCACGAGGTCGGCCTCACCAACAAGGACAGCCAGTTCCTCGAAACCCGCAAGTTCCAGATCAGCGACATCGCCCGGTGGTTTGGCATTCCTCCCCACAAGATGGCCGATCTGGAGCGGGCAACCTTCAGCAACATCGAACAGCAAGCCCTCGAGTACGTCACCGACTCCCTGATGATCTGGACCGAGATCTGGGAGGCCGCCATCGAAGACGCGCTGCTGTTTGATGACGAAGAGCTGGACGTCGATTTTGATTTCAGCAAGCTGCTCCGCGGTGATTCCCAGACCAGGGCAAACAATAACCAGAAGCTGGTGGCCAGCGGCATCATCACCCGCAACGAAGCCCGGGCCGACGAAGGCCGCGAGCCCCTGCCAGGGCTTGACGAACCACTGCGGCCGCTCAACATGGTCGAAGAGTCCGACACCGAAGACGACGAGGAAGAGGAAGACGAGCAGGAAGCCGCCCCGTCGAAAGGCCAGCCCGACCCTGAAGGCGATGATGGCGATGAAAACGCTCGCCGTTTCCAGGCCATGCTCCAGTCCAACGCCTCGCGCCTGGCGCGCCGGATTGTCAAAACCGGCGGCCCTATTGATTCCGGCCTTGTCGCCGAAGCCCTCGCCGTTACCCCTGCTCAGGCCGCCGCCTGGTGCGCAGAAACGCCTGTCGGTACCCCCCTAGAAGACCTCACCGCATCGCTCATCGCTCTCGGGAGCCAAAAATGAAACGCCAGCTCGTAGTCACCGAATTCTTCTCAACCCCATGGGCATTGATGCCTGATCGCCTGCAGCTGGCCAGCACGATCCTCAGCCGCTGGGCGGTAGGTCGTGCGGCTTCCGATGAGGTGTTGGCGAACGTCGCCGTAGATCGAGAGGCCCGGGCGGCCAGGCAGGAATCCAACGCCGTCGCCGGCGGCGGTGCGATTGCCGTGTTGCCCTTCTATGGCGTGGTCACCCAGCGCGGCAACATGATGGACGATATCTCCGGCCCCGGCAGTGTGAGCACTCAGAAATTCACCGCCGCCTTCCGAGAGGCGCTGGCCGACGATACCGTTGGCGCAATCCTGATCGACATCGATTCCCCTGGGGGCAGCGTCTATGGCGTCGGCGAACTCGCCGGCGAGATCCTGGCTGCCCGTGGTACTAAGCCCATCATCGCCATCGCCAACAGCCTCGCCGCCAGCGCCGCCTATTGGGTCGGCAGTGCTGCCCAGGAGTTCTACGTCACGCCTGGTGGTGAAGTCGGCAGCATCGGCGTCTGGCAAGCCCACTTCGACTACTCCCAGGCCTTGGCTGAGGAGGGCGTTAAACCGACCTTGATCTCGGCTGGCAAGTTCAAGGTCGAAGGTAACCCGTACAACCCGCTCGACGAGGAGGCCGAGGCCTTCATGCAGTCCCGTGTGGAGGATTACTTCGGCGCATTCACCAAGGGCGTCTCCAAGGGCCGTGGCGTGTCCATCAGCCAAGTGCTCAACGGTATGGGGCAGGGCCGCTGCCTTGGCGCCGAGGCCGCCTTGGCAGAGAACATGGTCGACGGCGTCATGACCTTCGACGATGTAGTTAAGAAAATGCAGCGCGACATGCGCAGCAATAAGCCGCAGCCTGCAACTCGTTCCCGCTCAGCAGCCGTAGCCGCTGCCGAGCTGGATCTCCTCAATCTGGGCTGACCCGCCCGACATCCCGAGTCCGTCGATTCGTGATGCTGCTCCGTTGAGCGGCAGGGGTCACTGCGTCAACTCACCTCAATCTTTAGGAGAAATTCCATGAGCAAGAAACTGCGCGAACTAAAGGCCAAGAAGGCCGCTCTGGTCGCACAAGGCAACACCCTTACCGCTGCCGCTGCTGACGGCGTCTTCAGCGAAGCCCAGCAAGCTGAGTTCGATGGCCTTAAGGCCCAGATCGAAGGTCTCAACCGCCAGATCGAGGCCGAAGAGTTCCTCATCAAGGAAGGCGCCGGCATGGCTGCAGGCCAAGCGGCTCCCTACATCGAGGTCTCCGACCGGCGCAGTGAAGACCCCACGCTCGGCTTCCGCAGCTTCGGCGAATACGCCGCCGCAGTGCGTAATGCCAACCCCATGGTCGGTCGTGGTGCCGTCGATGAGCGCCTGCTGATCGGCGCCGCTGCTCCCTCCACCTTCGGTAATGAATCCAACGGTCCTGACGGTGGCTTCTCCATCCCCCCGGCCTACGCCACCGACATCTGGACGCATGCCCTGGAAGAAGACTCTCTGCTGCCCTTCACGGACAATACCGAGATCTCCGGCAATGGCTTGGTGCTTCCCAAGGACGAAACCACTCCCTGGGGCACTGACGGCATCCGCTCTTATTGGCAGGGCGAGGCGCTGGCCGGTACCCCCACCAAGCCCAAGCTCTCCGCCCTGCAGATGCGTCTGCACAAGCTGCTGACCCTGGTCCCCATCACCGATGAGCTGCTGGCGGATTCCACAGCCCTGGGCAGCTATCTGACCAAGAAGCTCCCCATCAGTATCCGCTGGAAGACCGACGAAGCCATCCTCTGGGGTACGGGCAACGGCACGCCGGTTGGCGCCCTCAAGGGCAACGCTGTGGTTACCGTAGCCAAGGACTCCGGCCAGGCTACCAACACCCTGACCGCCCTCAACCTGGCCAACATGATCGCCCGTCTGCCCGCTGGCTCTTACGGCAAAGCTATCTGGATGATCAACAACGATGTGCTGCCCGCACTGTTCACCCTGACCTTGGGCAACTACCCGATCTATATGCCGGGTGGCGCTCCCAATGTCGGCGGTATCCAGCTGAACCCCTACGGCATGCTGCTGGGCCGCCCCGTCGTGGTCAGCCAGCACGCCAAGAGCTTCAGCTCCCAAGGCGACGTGTCTCTGTTGGACCTCAGCTACTACCGCACCATCACCAAGGCTGAAGGCATTCAGACCGCCACCTCCCTGCACCTGTACTTCGATGCCGACGCCGCGGCCTTCCGCGCCACGTTCCGCATCGATGGCCAGCCCGGGATCGTCAACCCCATCGCGCCGGCCAACGGCAGCAACAACCTGTCCCCCTTCGTCCAGCTCGGCGCCCGCTGATCGGCTCTGAGCAAGTACGTGGCCCCTCGTTATCGAGGGGCCGTGTTCTCTCTCTCTTCACAGGAGATTCACCATGCAAATGAACAACGCGATTTCCGATGGCCTCGCCCTGTTGGGCAGTGTCGATCCCGTCAGCCAGGGCGCCGGTGCCGTCACTACTGGCTGGGTTTCGGTCCAGAACTTCCTCAGCTTCATGGCCCTGGTTTCCACCGGCGTCCTGGGCGCTTCTGCCACTGTCGATGCCAAGATTCAGCAGGCTAGTGACAGCTCAGGTACCGGCGCCAAAGACCTGAGCGGCAAGGCGATCACCCAGATCGTCAAGGCTAGCGGTGACAACAAGCAGGCCATGATCAACTTCCGCGCCCAGGATCTCGACACCGCCAATGGCTTCGGCTACGTGCGCCTGTCCATCACTGTCGGCACGGCTGCCAGCCTGGTCGCTGGTTACCTGTACGGCGGCAATGCTCGTTACGAGCCCGTCAAGGATGCCAGCGCCAACCCGGCAATCAACCTGGGTGCTGCTTCCGTCGTTCAGATCGTCTAAGTCCTGCAACTTCAACCTAGGGGTGCCCTCTATGTGGGGTGCCCCTGTTTTATTAAGGAAATGCCATGAGCACCACTCGTCTGGTCCGCTACAAGCAGAACTTCTTCGATGCTGGCGAAGCCAAGTTTGAAGCTGGCAAGCATTACCCCATCAGCGAAGAAACCGAACGCCATGTGCTCGGTGGAATCGCCGAACTCGTCGACGTGAATCTCGATGCCGAAAAAGCCCAAAAGCTCGCCGATAAAGCTGCCGTCGCTGCAGCCAAGGCCGCTACTGCCGCCGCTGAAGCGCAAGCCCTTGCCGCCGCCGCCGCTGAGGCCAAGCGCCTAGCCGATGATGCTCAGGCTGCCCTGGATGCCCAGGCCGAACTGGATGCCGAGCCCACCAAGCAGCTCCGGGCCTTGGTGACCGAGCAAGTCGAGGCCTTTTCCACCGAGCAGACCGCTGCGCTGGTGACTGCCGATCTCGCCGCCCTCAGCACCGACCAGCTCGCCACTCTGACCACCGATCAAGTCAGCGCCCTGACCACGGATCAGCTGTCCGCCCTTGGCACTGACCAGCTCGCTGCGCTGCAGACGCCTGCAAACTGATAGGCAAGCCCATCCATGCCCTACAAGCTGATCACCGCGCCGACAGAGGAGCCCGTCTCCCTGGCGGAGGCCAAGGCCCATCTGCGGGTGGAAATCTCCGACGACGACACCCTGATCTCGGCGCTCATCACGGCCGCACGTCAGTTTGCTGAGACAGAGTGCCAGCGCGCCCTTTGCACCCAGTCCTGGCAGCTCGTCCTGGATTCCTTCCCTGGGCCCAGCTTGTTGGGCATTCCTGCTGGCGTTTCCTACAGTGTTCCCGGCCACGCCATCCAGCTCGAGCACCCGCCCATCCAGGCGGTCACCAGCATCAAATACCTGGACATGGGCGGCACCCTGCAGACCATGCCCAGCACCGACTGGACGGCTGACCTTACCAGCGCGCCGGCACGCATCACCCCGGTGTTCGGAAAGATCTGGCCGATCACCTTGCCGCAGATCGGAGCTGTCCAGGTCAATTTTGACGCTGGTTATGGCAACGCGGCCGCGGTGCCCCAGGGCATCAAGAACTGGATGCTGCTGCGGATCGGCGCCCTGTACGAAAACCGTGAAGAGCTGGTGGTTGCGCCCCGAGTAACTGTTGCCGAGCTGCCCTATGTGGATCGGCTGCTCGATCCCTGGCGTGTGGTGGTGATGTGATGCAAAAGGCCACGCTCGAGCTGAAGGTCGAGGTGAAGATCCGCCGCGCCTGGTGGGTTGGCCCGTATATGGGGCTGACTGCCTTTGGCGCTCGGCTTGGCTTGCCGATCAACCCTGAGGTCGTGGCTGCGGATCTGATGCGTGGCATCCGGGTGGAAACCAAAGTGAGGATGAAATGAGAGCAGGCACGCTGCGCAAGCGCATCCTGATCCAGACCCAGAGCGGCACTATCGATACCGTGGGCGGGCAGGAGTTGGTCTGGTCCGACGTTGCCACGGTCTGGGGATCCATCGAAACCCTGTCCGGCCGTGAGCTGGCTATTGCCCAGGCCATCAATGCAGAGCTGACGCACAAGATCACCGTTCGCTATCGCCCCGAACTGGCTGATCCCAAAGTGGTGGCTTCGCTGCGTGCTGTATATCAAGGGCGGATCTTCAACATCCAGTACTCCGACAACGTGGATGAGCGCAATCGTGAGGTTTCGCTGATCGCCGCCGAGGGCTTGAACAATGGCTGATAAGAGCACCGTCTCCGGCCTCGAGGAGTTCCGCGGCGGGTTGAAGACCGGGTTTCGCAATCAGCGCCAGGCGTTGAAAGACAAGCTCAATGCCCTGGGCGTGCAGATGACGGTCGAGATCAAGGCTGGCTGCCCAAGGGAAACCGGCGCCCTCGCCAGCACCGTGCGTTACGTCCTGTTCGACACC